ATATTATAGAGATTTTCAAATTTATTCAGTTTTTTATATTTAAAATTGTTGATTTGAGAACTTATTATATAAAATTCTTAGATTTTATATTTAAGAAAAATTATAAAAATAAACTCAAAAGCACAAAATTAAACCTTAAATTCTTTATAAATTTGAAAATCTACTCACATTTGAAAGGAGAGATGCTATGTTTTATATTTACTCAAAAGAGAAAAAATCAAGACTCGCATTCACTGTTAATTTAACAGCAGATGAAGTTATGGAATTTATGGATGGGAATTTATTCCTGGATTACCCAGAACTTACCCCATCAGATCATATTGTAATTGAGAGAAATGAGCCTTTTAAATACCCTACATATGATGAAGCTACAAATACTATAAGAGAGATGACTAGAGATGAACTTATAGAAGAAGATATCGAAGTTCAGCTAGCTCCAGGAGAGTATGTAGAGGATAAGAAATTAAAGGCAGTACCACAGCCAAGCTCTTATCATACGTGGAATACCGTAACACACACTTGGGATATAGATATGGAAGATGTTAAAAGAATTTTCAGGCACAAGTTTAGAGAAATACTGCTAGATAAGATGTTTGGAAGCTATGATCATAAGGGTAAAGTGTTCCAGATGCAAGAGTATGATGAAATTAACTTCATTAGAGTTAAAATGGCGTTAGATATGGCTGGAGAAATAGAAGATTATGAAGTAATTAAAGAAGCTTTAGATACTTTAGGAATTCCCGTAGATGCAGAGCTAGAAGAAAAAATCAAAATGGCTATGAGAGCTGGGAAATTAAAGCTGTTTTTAAAATCTCTACCAACTCAATGGAGATTAAAAGACAACTCTATTGCATCTATTTCACTTGGAGAATTAAATCTAATTTACTTCTCTTGGATATTAAGAGTTATTGCTGCTCAAAACAAATACACAGCTATAACTAAGAAAATAAGGGAGGTTTCAACAGTTGAAGAACTAGAAGCTATTAAATGGGATTAAAGTTATTAAAGGTAGTTTTATATAGCTACCTTTTTTAATTGGCTTAAACAGGCTTTCACAAGGTCATTTTTAGGAGGTGATTTTAAATGTATACATTATCAGAAACAAGTTTAAAAATGCTGAAAGGAGTGCATCCAAACCTGGTAAATTTTATGACAGAGCTTATAAAAATAAGTCCTTGGAACTTTAAGATTACAGCAGGGGTTAGAACAGCAGCAGAGCAAAATTTAGAATATCAAAAAGGCAGAACCGCTCCAGGATTTAAAGTAACCAATGTAGATGGGCATAAACTAAAATCTAATCATCAGATTAAATTTGATGGGCTAGGATATGCTGCGGACATTGGTGTTTTAGTAAAAGAAAAAGTAAAAGTATCTGTTATGGAAAATGGAAAAAAAGTAGAAAAGATTATAGAAAAGGACGTTTACAAAGGAACTTGGAAAGATTTCCATTACTATCAAGACATCTATAATACAGCTAAAAATGCGGGATTATTAGAAAAGTATGGGATTGAATGGGGAGGTAATTGTTGGAGAACTTTTAAAGACGCTCCACACTGGCAAATAAAAGGGGCAGACAGAGTTGCGTATAAATAATATTAGGAGGCTAAAAAATGGAAAGTTTTTTAGAAAGAATAATAAAAGAAAAAGATGACTTACAAGAGAAAATAATTAAGCTGGATAAATTCTTTACTACAGATACTTTTGAAAATCTGTCTCCAGTAGAGAAAATGCACTTAAAAGACCAAATGCGGTATATGAGTGCATACCTTAGTACTTTAAGACAAAGAATTAATTTCTATGAAAGCAAGGAGGGAAAATATGGAAATGTCTAGATTAAATACTATGCCGATTGATGATAAATATTGGGAAGTTTTAGAAGATTATACTTACAGAACATCTAAGGGACTTGTGACTGTCCCAAAGGGTTTCAGAACGGATTATGCATCAGTTCCAAGAATTTTTAGAAATATAATTAACAGTTCTGGAAAACATGGGAGAGCTGCTGTAGTCCATGACTGGCTATATTCTAGTAAATGTACTTTAGATGTAACTAGAGAAGAGGCAGATCAAGTTTTTTTAGAAATTATGACAGAATGGGGAGTGGGTGTAATTAAAAGAAATTTAATGTATAGAATGGTTAGACTTTTTGGAGCTAGCCATTTTAGAAGAGGTGAGTAGATGGAAGATTTTTTTATAAGTGCTAAAAATGGAATTGCTATGGTTTGGACTGGTTGGATATCTGTTCTTGTTTGGGCTTTAGGGGGCTTTGACTTATCCGTAAGAGTCTTAGTATTTCTTATGCTAGTGGATTATGTAACTGGAATTTGGGCTGGATACATAACTAAAACAGTTAATAGTGCTAGAGCCTATAAAGGTATAAGTAAGAAAGTCTTTATACTTATAATAGTTTCATGTTCCTCAGTTATAGAGCAGCTTGTGCCTAACGTTGGAATCCGTAATTTGGTTATAGTTTTTTATGTGGCTACAGAGTTTTTATCTGTTATAGAAAATGCAAGTAAGCTAGGATTGCCTATTCCTGAAAAATTAAAAATTGCATTAGAGCAATGTAAGGGAGATAAATGTAATTCTAAAGACGCGGATCCAAAAAATATTAAGCCAGAAAAATTAAAAGAGAAAGATTTTGATGAAGAAATTAAATAAAATAATGGGGGTAGATTTTATACTACCCCGTCTTTTTTTATTGTTTGAAAGTATGATTTTATCGATAACTAAAAAAATTAAAAAAATATTAAAAAAAAGCTTGACATCTGTAATTACATATGATATACTTAAGACATAGAAAGAAAGATAAATAAAACTAAAAAAAATTTAAGGAGGAATCAAAATGACAACAAGAGTATTTAAAAGAGATGGAAAGGTTTTTACAGAAACAAAATACAATAAGGAATTCGTAGAATTTGCAAGAAGTAAACAAGCTAAATGGGATGGAAAATACTGGGCTTTCAATGAAGAACTTGAAAATGAAGTAGTGGCAAAGGTTGAAGAAATTTATGGAGAAGCTAAAAGATCTAAATATGATAGTGATGTAGCATTTGATACTCTTATAAGAGAGAAGGCAACTTGGGGAGAAATTACAAAAGAATTACAAGAAAAAATGCTAAAAGGAAATGGTACTAATCAATTCATACTAGAAGATGGGAAGTTATGGTATAAATGGTCAGCATTAGCTTTTGAAAGCGGGTATACAATTAATGATGATGGGACAGTTGAAATAGATGATAATGCAGTTTTTGTAAAATTTTAAAAAATAAAAATATAGAGCTGGATGAAATACTCCAGCTCCACAAATTAAAAATTAGGAGGATAAAATGGAAAATTTAGAAATCAAATTAGTTAATAATTTTATAATTGATGTAGCAAAATTTGTTGAATATAAAGATAAAGAAAAAAGTGGTTATAAAAAACATCCAATGAAAGATTTTGATTGGGATTTTATAGATGATAGTCAAATTTTTGATAATGAAGTTTTTAGATATATAAGAAGTTTTAACTTTGAAATAAAATCATTAAAAAAGATATTACTAAATGAAGAAAAAACTAGAAATGAAAAAACGGAACCTTGGTACCACATAAGTGATATATGTATAAAATACTTAATAAAAATATATGAAATAATGAAAGAAACAGAAAATTTCAATATTTTCCATGGATTTAAAGATATAGTAGAAGATTGTTACCAAACTATTTTAAAAGATTTATATGACTATAATAAAAATGATAATACTTTATATATAAGAGATATTGAAATCCTAGAATTTTTAGATGACATTTCTTCTGAAAATATGCCTGAAAATTTTAAAGAAATTGCAAATGATTTAGGATGGGAATTAGATACAAATAATAAAAAATATTTAAAAGAAATAGCAGAGATAATTCGTGAAGAAGATGAAACTTTTAAACTAGTAATAGTTCCACCCAAATATTAAAAAAGAGCCAGTTTTAGCTGGCTCAAATAGAAAGAAAGATAATTCCTAAAACTTTTAGGAGTTACCTTCTTCCATTATATCAAAAAGGAGAAAAAATGGCAAGAAACGGATTTAGTAATCCTGAGCAAAGAAAAAAAGCTCAAGACACATATGAAAAAACAGAAAAAGGAAGGCTAGCGAGGGCAAGAACTAATTCTAAAAATGGTGCTAAACGCTTCATAGAAGAGTTTGCAACAAAAGAAGAATTAGAAGCTTTATTAATAAAAATAGAAGAAAAATTAAAAGCAGGAAATTAATCCTGCTTTTTTCTAATATAGTGATACTTTATTTTGTGGCGAATATAACATCAAACTAATCGGACTTTAAATTCCAATCTGGAAAAACATAAAGGCTTTAAAATAAACCATTATTAATTTT